GCTTCGACATTGTTCATCACTCCCTCGGCGACAACACGACCGCCGGCCCGGTGATTGCCCTCAAGACCGCGGCGTCGTGAGCCTAACCCAACCTCTTAGAAGGAGTATCTAGACCATGATTCACAGTCAGATGGAAAAGATTGTCGCCGCCGTTCCCACGGCTGTCGGCAGCAGTGCCGTAACCCTGACAATCGACACGATTGGTTGGGATCACACCAGCGTCTCTGTCCTGCGGGCCAGCAACGCTTCGACGGTGTTCGCGAGCGTGCTCAAGGTGGAAGAGTCCGACGACAACTCGACGTTCTCGAACGTCACGGGCTTCCTCGGCGGCACCGACTTCACGATCCCCGCTGTCTCCGACACGTCGTCGGCTTCCATCGTGAAGCTTGACATCAACACGCAGTCGAAGAAGCGTTACTTGAAGGTCACTGCGACCCCGGCTGTGAGCGTGAACACCATCGTGACTGCTCGTCAGTCGCGAGGCGAGAACGCACCGTCCACTGTGACCGAGGCTGGCGTCATCGGTTGGGTTAAGGGCTGATTCCCGTATCTGCGGGACGGCCATGACGGCCGACAAAGGCGCAAGGATGCGCGCCCGCTCCACACTAGGAGCGAACCGTGCTATTGCGTATTGGTAACGTCGAAGCGGAAATCAAAGTCGCGGCGGTGATGTCCACCCCGCGACTTGGATTTACCGATAACTTCTTCTGCGTCTCATCCGCGCTCGCGCCCCACGGCATCAGTCCCACGAAGGTGACTGGTGCGTTCTGGGGGCAGTGTCTCCAGCGGTCAATGGAACAGGTCATCGACAACAACGATGTGATCCTGACCGTTGACTACGACACGGTCTTCAATGCGAAGACGGTCGAGGCGCTTCTAGCCCTTCTAATGCACTCGGGCTATGACGCGATTGCCCCGCTTCAGACGAAACGGGAGGCGAACGCCGTCATGTTCGCTCTAGCCGGCAGCGATGTCGAAGAAAAGACTGAGGTGGGCCGCGAGTTCTTTGAGAAGGTCGTCCAGCCCGTGGAGACGGCTCACTTCGGCCTGACGTTCCTGCGAACGTCGGCGCTGAAGAAGATGAAGAAGCCGTGGTTTCTCGCCCGTGCTAATGACCAGGGCGAGTGGACGGGCGGGCACACCGACGAGGATATCTATTTCTGGAAGCAGTGGGCCGCCTGCGGCAATACGCTGGGCCTCGCCACTCACGTCAGCGTCGGGCACGCCGAACTGATGGTCACATGGCCCTCTAGGACTGACGCCAGCGGCAAGGTGCAGCAGCACACGACCGAGTATTGGAACAGCGGCCAGAAGGCACCAGAGAAAGCCTGGGGGCAAGTCAATTGAAAATCCGCGTGCTACAGAATTTCGACTGCTACGAGAAAGGCCAAGTCTTTGAGGATTGGCCGGGGGGCATGTGCGATCTGCTCATTCGCCGCGGGCTGATCGAAGAAGTCGAGACGGCAGAGGCCGTACCCGAAACGATTGAGAGGGCCGACATGGGCGTAAGAACAAAGCCAAAGCAGAGGCGTTAAATGGACACGATTGTCTTCGGTACACCGCAGAAGCCAACGGCGACGATTACGCCGTTTCGTAGTCTTCGCCGAATCACGCAGCCGGCCGTCGAGCCGGTTAGTTTGGCTTTCGCCAAGACCCACGCCCGCGTCGATACAGAGACGGACGATCTCTACATCCAATCTCTGATCTCGGTGGCGCGCGAGTATGTAGAGGACATTCTGGATATCACGATCTGCACCACGGTCTGGGAGGTCAAGTATGACCTGTTCCCAATCTGGGCCATCGTCCTGCCCCGCCTGCCCATGCAGGACAAGACGGTCACGGTGACCTACCGCAGCGGCGACGGCACCTACGGCACGCTCTCGAGTGCGAATGCCGCCTTCCAGGTCGATGCCAGCGTCTTGCCGGGGCGAATCTACCCGCAATGGGCGACGGCGTGGCCGGCGACCCGCGGCGACGAGAACTCGGTCACGGTGCGGTATACGGCCGGTTACGGCGACGACGGGCAGACTGCCCCCCGCGTGGCAAAACACCTGATCTGCCTTCTTGTGGGGCACTGGTATGACACTCGCCAGCCGGCGGTCACCGGGGCACCGCAGTCGGTGCCTCAGACATTTGAGACGCTCTTGGCAGCCGCCAGCATGGGGGTTTATCGATGACTCTTCGCGCCCGCATCGACACCGATGTTGTCTACCACAACGCCACCGACACCTCGCTGCTGGTCGGCACGTTGGCCGAGCACCTAGCTCCGACTCTGACAACGGCCCAGACCATCACCGGAACGGTTGGCACGGCATCTGTGCAGATCGTCGGCACGACCCCGCTCTCAACCCTGGTCGTGAAGAACACGGGGGCTGGAGTTCTGCGGCTGGCCGGCAGCGTCGATGTCGCCGCAGGCCGGCTTTCCATCCTGCCAGTGACGGCGACAATTACGGTTTCGGCTCCGTCTGGGTCTGGTTCATATACCGCCATCTGGATGGGGTGAGCCATGATCAACTCTGGCGCGATGCGCGAGCGGGTCACGATCCAGAAGCCGGTCGAGAGCCAGAGTTCGTTTGGCGAGGCGACGATCTCCTGGGAAGACGAGGGCACGGTCTACGCCAGCGTCATGGGCGTCAGGGCCGCCGACTACTTCGCAGCCCAGCAGGCAGGCGTGCTGGTCACCCATCGCATCCGCATCCGCTTCTTCCCAGGCATCACCCACCAGCATCGGCTGATCTGGCGTGACCGCGTGATGGAGATCAGCAGCGTGCTCGAGCGAGAGGCCCGGTCTGTGCACGAAATTCTGGCGAGGGAGGACGCGACATGATTACGCAAGGCGTCGGCGCACCTCGGGTCATGGACGGCCAGACCGGCAAGCAACTGACGAATGCGTTCGTCACGGTGAAGACGGCTGGCATCCGCGAGCTTGCCGAGAGGCTTGAGATGCTCGGAGCCAAGATGGGGGAGCCGAAGGCGCTCGAGGAGTGCGTCGAAAAGGCGGGCGAGCATATCAAAAAGGGCTACAAGTCGAAGGTCAGCAACGTCACTGGCAACTTGATCAAGTCAGTTCGCATTGAAACCAAGACCTATGAGGCAGCAGCCGTCGCCATTATCGGCCCGTGGCAATCTGGAAGTGCTGGCTCCACAGAAAAACAAGCATCGGGAAATCATGCTTGGTGGATCGAGTTCGGTACAGATGCCAGAAAGCCAGGAACAAAGGGTCGTCGCACCTACCTGAACGTCCATCAGATGATCAACGGGAAGATGAGGCGGCATTCGTCGGCGAACAACAAGCAGTTCGCGAATATGTCTCGCGGGTATTACTTCTTGATGAGCAGCTATGACGAGCCAACCCGGCAGGCGCGGATGGGTTCGGGCTATCCGCACGATTTCGGCTCCACAAACGGCAAGATGCATCCGGTCACGCTTCATCCGGGCGAAACCATAGCCCCCATGCCCGCGCAACACGCGATGGAGAAGACCATCAGCGAACAGCAGGGGGCCGTGTTTAACACTCTCAGGGCTGCCATCCAAAACTCACTGGACAGACTGACATCGTGATCATTTCACCAGAAAAACACGTTTTCCAGCGTCTTGTCACCACTCCCGCGGTGGCGAGGCTCGTTGGATTTCAGATTTACCCGATTGCGGTGCCGAAGACCGCCGTTCTGCCGTTCTGCGTCTACAAGCGGAACAACATCACTCGCGAGTCGGCTCTTCTAGGGCCGATCTACCAGCCGATTGTGAACCTTCAGATAGCCTCCTGGGCACTCTATTACGATGCCGCCCGCGAGCTTGCCGACGAGGTTCGATTGGCCTTGGATGGCCGCATCGGCACCCTCTCGGGGGTTACAATTGAAGATATACGGCTCGTTTCGGAGACAGATGACTATCTAGACCCGGCAGCCGTGGGAGCGCAACTCCCGCCCGCATACGAAGTTCGACAACTATTTCAAATTCGGTGGCAAGAGGCCACTGAGTAAGACTTTAGCGCAAGGAGGCGCACATGGCCGGTGTTGCTGCGATGGGCGTGTCGATCACCTACAACTCCGTAGGTATTACCGCAACGAGCTTTAATGTCAACGACCAGATCGACACCGCTGACGGCTCGCACCTTGGTCAAGCTGTCGGTGACCGTCGCCAGTATGTTCCGACGTTCGTGCAGCGGGAAATCTCCGTTGACTACATCGGAACCACGGTCATTTCGACGCAGTCTGCCGCTATCAGCATCTCTGGCCCTGTTAGTTTCTCCGGCAACGCCACCCTCACGGCCTCGACCGTCAGCGGCAGCGTCGGCGATCTTGTCAAGGGCAGCGCGACGTGGCGAGTCGCCTAATAAAATAGTCGAGTGTCGTCATGGCTGGATTCACAGCGCAGGGCGCGACGTTCACATACTCCGGCTTTTCCGGCAAAGTGACAGGCATATCTGTAGAGACACCCACGGCGGTGATCGCGGATATGACCTCAAAGAACAATCCGAAAGGCTACATGGTAATGGTGCCGACCGGCGACTGGGCCGGCGGCACCATCACCGTGGATTTCATCGGGTCAGGCGACCCACAGTCGCTTGTCAAAACGACAGGCGTCGTGATCTTCGCCTCCGCTGCGTTCACCATCTCTCGCCGCGTTGTGTGCCAAGCGGCATCAATCAGCGCAAAGGCTGGAGAGATAGTCAGCGGTTCCCTCAAGTTTCTTATTACCGACTACACAGGCACATAGCAGGCAGGATGCCTCGCAAAATCACTTATCGGAGTAGATAGACATGGCTCTTGACCGCAAAAGCATCCTGGCCGCCGACGACGTTCGCAAAGAAAAGACTGCTGTGCCCGAGTGGGGTGGCGACGTTTTTCTTCGCGTTCTTACCGGCACCGACCGCGACCGTTTTGAGGAGTCCTACTCTGAGCAGAAGATGAAGGCTTTCCGTATTCGCTTTTTGCTCTTGGCCCTCTGCGACGAGGCCGGAAAGCGTCTCTTTGGAGACGACGAAGGCGACGTGCTCGGCGACAAGTCGTCGGTCGTGATCAATCGACTCTTCGAGGCCGGCTGGAAGCTGAATGCCTTCACCCAGGAGGCAGTGGATGCCTTGGGGGAAGATTCGCAGCCCGCCCCGAGCGGCGATTCTACTTCCGCCTAGCGGCAACGCTGGGGATGAGCGTCAAGCGGCTGCTGCAAGAGATCGACAGTACGGAGATCGCTGAGTGGTATGCCTATGACCAGCGGTGGCCGCTGCCTGACCCGTGGGGGCAGACGGCCAGATTGTGCAGGGTGATCATGGCTTCGTCGGGAAACTACAAGAAACACGATATCCCCGACGAGGCCGCTTTCATCCCCACCGCCGTCAAGCCAGAGCAGACGGCGAATCAGATGATGAACGAACTGATGAAGTTGAATATGCAGCCAACGGGGTGATGCGATGGCAAACGGTTATCTCGGCAAGATCAGCGCAATCGTCTCGGCGAATACGGCCGACTTCGATAGCAAGCTGAGTAAGTCTGCTGCCGAGGTGCGTAAGTTCGCCGGCAGTATGCAGGGCACGCTGACCTCCGCGCAGACGGGGGCGGGAAATGCCCTTCGTGGCATTTACACAGACGCTCAGAAGGTTGAGCGTGCGTTGCAGGCAGTCGCAACGCAAAAGCTGCGGTTCAAGGGTTTTGATACATCGAACCTTGAAGGCGCAGTCACGAAGATGCAGGCCGTCTATTCGGCTACAGAGCAGATCAACAAACCGCTTTCATCTGCCGTAAGGGGTTTCAACAAGTTGTCGATGGCGGTGCAAGGTGAGTTCAACGCCGCCCTTCAGGTCACTCAGGCGTCAGTCGAGAAACTAAACGCCGAGATTGACAGAACTGCGGGCGACTCCGCGGCGGATTTCTCAAGGCTTGCGGACAGACTTGCCACCGTCGCCAAGCAAGTAGATGTGACAGCCGCTGCTATGGAGCGGCTTAAAGAGGTCGGCGCGATGACATCCGGCCTCGCCACGGGGAAGGAACTTCGATTCCAGAGGCCAGAGCTATCAGCGGAAATGCAGCGGTCGTCGGCGTTGCAGTCGCAGGCTTCGCAGATGTCTCCAGCGGCAATATCCAGCAACGGAGTAGCTAGCCTTGTTGCCCAGCAGCGGGCGGCAGCACTCGAGACAGAGCGACTCGCCGCAGCCCTGGAGAACGAAAGCCTCCTCATCAACGGCAACGTCGCTGGTGCCACGGCCGCGTATCAAGCGCAGCTTGCGGTTCAACGGCAGCTAAACGACGAGATTGAGCGACGTATTGGTGCCGAGGCAGCGGAGAGCAAGGGCGCAGCGGGCGCAGCCGAAGCAGAGATCGCTTTACTCCAGCGACGTGAGCAGGCGGGGAAATCCGCAGAGCAAAAAAGGCTCGGAACCGGAGAGTTCCGCAACCTTGACCCAGACTTCGGAACGGCAGACCGGAAGCTGATGTCGCTTCGTTCTACTGTCGCTTCGCTGCAAGGCGACATGGAGAGGCTGCCGCTTCCGTTGCAGGCAAAGTTTATCCCGATGATCAACCAGGTCAGGGGCGAACTGAAAAAGCTGGACTCAACGTCCACGTCTCACGAAATCGAGCAAGCAACGGCCAAGGCCGCTCTTCTTGGAAAAATGCTCCAGCGTGCAGGTCAAGGAGCCAAACTTGGCGGTACTCTCGGCGACTCGCTTAACGATGTCGCATTTACTCGCACAGAAAAACAACTCAGCCTGATCCGGGGCAAGCTAATTGACGTGGGCGTAACGGCGCACGGCCCGGTAGCCACGGCGTTCAACAACCTATCGAAATACGCAGGAGACGCAGCAAATGAAGGCGTGCTAGGTTTTGGTCGGACTCAAAAACAGATTGACATCTATATCGACAAGCTCGTTGCGGCGGCGGTCGCTGCCGGCAACCTGACGGTCGCCGAAGGCAAGGCTTTTAAGAAGGGAATCGGAGACGTTAGCCGCGGTGGCGTAGATAAATACTCCCTTGCGTTGAATCAAGCCGCATTCGCGGTCGATGACTTCTTGTCGTCCGTCGGCGGTTGGGATCAGAAACTTCGGGCAGTCAGCAATAACGTCACGCAGCTTGCTTTCGTGGCCGGTGGCACAAAAGGGCTGTTTATTGGCTTGGGTGCTGTTCTTGCGGGGCAGGCCGCCGTTGGCCTCTATAAGTGGATCAACAACGGAAGATCGGCCGAAGATCAGACGAAGGCGTTGAATGACGCCCTCGCTCGCCAGAAGACGCTTGTCGAGGATTTGGCAAAAGCGTTCCGGTCGCTGGGCGATTCGATGTCGCGAGGCTTGTTCTCAGCAGGCGCGGAGCAAGACCAAGAATTCTCTCGGCAGCTTGACGACATCAAGAAAAAGCAGGAAGAGTCTGTAAAAAATAGCATCGTAGACCTTGATCCACAGGTCATTAAGGAAAGGGCCGAACAGAGAAAGCTCAAGAGAAAGATCGAAGGCAGCAGCGATGTAGGCGAAATCGTTGGCCTTCAGACCCAGATGGAGGTGTCTAAGCGGCGAGAGAAGGACGCAGCAGACCGCGTGGCGTCTGCTGCGCCGCCAGATTTGGGTGACGTTCAAGCCCGCATCAAAAAAGCATTCAGTGAGATGGCAGATGCCATTGAGATGGATGTCAACCAGTTTAACCCCGAGAACCCCGGCGCTGGGGAGGCCGCGGCAGCCCCGCTCAGAGAGAAGGCAGCAGGGGTCGAACAAGCCGGAAGCGTTAAGGAAGCACGGGATCAGCTTCAAACCACCATCAACGAGCTATCGACTCAGGTTGAAAGTGGTTTCTTTAACTCGCAGCAAGCCGAAGCGGCAAGACGCCAGATTCAGACTCTGCTTGCAACATTCAGTAGCCTAGAAGCCCCACTCATGCGAGAGATCGATGCTCTCGCAAACGAAATCGCCGAAGCCTCCCGTGGCCCGGCCGTAAAGATTAGTCAAGCCCAAGAGGACGTGGCTGACGCTATCAAGCGAGGTGTTCCCAGTGCGGGTGCGTTCCAGCGCGAGCTTGATTCGTCGGCGAAGAAGCTCAGGGCTGCCTATGACAGGCTTGAGGAGGCTCAGAACGAGGACACTCCAGAGAAGAAGCAGGAAAAGGTAAACCAGGCAAACGAAAACATCTTCCGTGTCAATCGGGAGATGGCTGGCCTTGACGCCCGCGCTCGCGAAGTCCGACTCGGTCGCACGTTTGGCGGCGAGCGGGCCACTTCGGCGCTTTCTGGATTGAGTGGAGAGCGTTTTGCCAACGAACGCACCGGTGCAACAGCAAAGCTGATTTCGGCCATCGACGCGGAAATTCAAGCTCGCAAAAATCTTGAGGCAGCCACGGCGAAGGGCGTAGACGGAGAAATAAAGGCAGCAGAAGCATCACTTAAGGCCGCGCAGAAAGCATCGGAGGCGACGGCAGCGATGGCCGAAGCCGCCATCGCTCTTGAGGCCGCTATCACCCGTATCCGCAAGATCGGCGACTCGGCGGTGCAAAAGTCGGAGTCGGGTGCCGACGCAGCCCAGAAGTCATACGAGGACAACCCTTTCCAGGCCGGGGCGATGGAGGCTCGAGACGCTGCCGAGTCTCGTCTGATCGAAGACCGCGCCCGCGTGGCGAAGGCACAGGCCGACTTGGATAATCGCCGCAACGCAATTAAGTCCTTTCGCAATATGATCGGGATCAATACTGAGATAGAGTCAAACACGCAGACAAGGAAAGACCTCGAGGCCAAGGCGGCCATCGGCGGTATAACACCAAAGGAACAGGACGAACTTGCTGCCGCGACAAAGCGTGACATCGAACTTATACGGCAGCGTGAGCAGCTTGCACAGCGGTTGACAGAGTCTGAGCGGAAGCAACTGGACGCGATCAACAACGGCATCGCGGCCCGAGAGAAAGAACTTGAAAAGGGTCGCCAGCGCACTGCTGAAGACCCCACTTTTAAGCGAGCAACTGACGCCTTGGGCCAAGTTATGGCCGAAAGCGAGCGGCAAACGAGCGAAGCAAGGCAGCGCTATATCGAAAATCCGACGCAAAAGAATTTTGACGAATTGAAAACGGCAGAGGCCCAGCTTCTCTACGACCGCCAAAGCACGCAAGAGTTGCAGGACAGTTTGGACAACAAACGCAATGAGATTGAGCAGAGTATTCCTGTTGTCAGAGACAGAAAACAAATTGCGGACAACGAGACACAATTGGCCGAGCTTGCCCAAATGGAAACGGCGGGTGGTCTGACGAAAGATCAGGTCGATGAGCGAGCCGCCCTTCAAGAAGACAACCGACAGAGGCGACTTTGGATAGAGAATAATATGCTGGGCGGCACTGACGACGAACGAGCAGCCATTGACTTTGAAGCAAAGCAGCGAGTCCTTCGCGAGCGTGGCCGCCGTGGCCGTGAACTCGGGATGACTGAGATAGAGCGGTTCAGAAAGGATTTTGAGGAAAACACTGGGGCAGACATTGGGGCTCGCGGAAGACAGCTAAGGCAAAAAGGCGAAGACCCCACCAAGTTCCTCCGTCAGGCCATCAGCAACCAGATGGAGCAAGTCGCCCCGATGCTCAAAGGGTTCGAGGAAGAGCGGCAGAACGCTCTCATTCAGGGCCCATCCCGCAAGGCTCTCCAAGTCTCCGACGTTTCGACGAGTCAAGGAGCCAGCGAACTCACCCGACTTCTCCGAGGCGACGATTCGGCGAAGGACGTGAACCTCGCAGAGCTACGGAAGCAGACGCAGAAGTTCGACGCACTCATCGAAATCATCAAACAACAAGTCCCAGGCGTTCTACTCTAAATCATGCCAAAGCTTGTATCAGAACTCGCGCAGGGCAATGCCTTCGGTCTTAGCTCCGATGGCGGCGGCGAGGCTTACAAAGCCACCCGCAAGTGGAAGGTTCTCCTTAACACGCCGAGCGAGAACTGGGATATCTTCGCTGCGGTCGGCGTGAACATCGGCGACCTGTACAGCAATGCCAATCCGATCCCGTGCGTGAGCGTTGAGGCCGTCCACGACGGCGAAGACCGGATGCTGTGCATCGTCACGGCTGAATACCGCTCAACCCCCAGCGCAGCGCCAGGTGCAGCAGACCCGAAGTCGCAGGAACCGACGGTTCGACCGGCGATGTATTCGATGACAACGTCGCTGACGGAGATCGCGGCGTGGGGAGGCAAAGTCGTCACGGGCGGGTCTTCTGGGGCGATGGTGCCTGCGGTAAATCCAGCAGGCGATATGGTCGATGGGATTACTCGACTCGAACCCGTCGTCACAATCAACATTGATCAGTATTCGTCAACTGATATGAGCAACTACCTGGGGTACTGCGGATATGTCAACCAGTCTTCATTCACATTCAGCGGCCTCTCCATCGGCACCCACTGCTGTATGCTCCAGAGCATCTCATCATCGCCGGTCGTTGAGCAGTTCGGCGGCGTGACGTTTCGTGGTTTTAAGGTGACATTTAGCTTCGCCGTCCGCTCGCACTGGGCTTTTACTCGAGACGGTTTTCAAGCCATTGGCTGGGACATCGCCGTTCCACTAACTGGATTCAATATCATCAATAGTGGACTAGGGACAAGCGGCGTAGACCAAAAAGCACTTGTACTCGAGCATGACGACAACGGTCGCGTGAAGATGAATGGCAACGCCCCGGCGGCCCTGGCGACGGGAGCAACTGGAAAAGTGAGGGCTATGGTGACGGTGGCGGCAACTGGCAGTGCCGTGGGCGGCTATACCCAAATACCGTGCGCTCAACCAATTCCTCTGAACGACAATGGCACACCTCGAGACACGACGGTGTATGGCTTAACGGAGAAGGTGCTCATTAACCGCATCTGCCTTCAACCCGAAATGCCTTTCGGCAATAACTTCTCAGCCTTCGGCCTTCGCTGGTATACATAAAAGACCACTGAATAAGAGTAATGGCAGAAAACGGCAAATACCTGATCGGTCAGAGCCTCCGCGAAAAGCTGAAAAGCACAATCGCGAAGGTCGATGCGCTCTCGCCGGGCGCGCCGGTTACTCGCATAGAGACGGCTCATCAAGGGATGCCTGCGTTTAACCCAAAGACCTTCCGCGTCTGCACCTTCACTGGCACATGGGCGATTGACACCGCAAAGACCGTGACGTTCCGCGGTGTGACGACCACGCCGAATACGGTCAGCGTGACGAATCTCGTCTGCGGCCTTGCGCCGACTGGGTCGTGCGACATTAGCGTGGCGAAGGAAGGGACGGCGTGGTATCTGATCCAGCCCAACCTGACGCAGCAGCCTGGGTATTCGGCCAGCGGGACTCAGGTTCTCACTATCGTAAACGGCTCGCTCAAATGGATCGGCACCACTGCGTGCGCATAGCATAATGCCACTCGCCACAAAAAACGGATCGCTCATTATCAAGAGCGGCAGCATTGCGGAGAACTGCAACTGCTGCTCAAACTCTTGCCCGAGAACAAGCAAGCCAGACTCCGTCACTGTCGTGCTATCATCAACGATGACAGACAGGATTGTAGAGACGGTCACCACGACAAGATATTTCAATCAGAACGGCGCTCAAAGCTATCAAAGCAACAGGCAAACTGTTTGTTTGCTTGGTGCCATATCGGGAACATATAGCCTCACGCGCGTTCCAGAGTTGGACTATGAAGTCATTGATGGCGGAGTTGTCAGCAGCCACTCAATCTACTCATATAAAGACAGCCGCATTGCACTATCAATTGTTGTGACAACAGGCGACTACGGGCTGCCATACAACGGCGGATCACCAGAAATACGTTGGCGGCTGTTTGTATTTCTTACCAACGTGAGGGATGTTCAGCAGCGCGTGAATCTTTTTCTGAACACACTTCAGCCTACCGAACCTCTCAAAACGTGGACAGCTGCGGAAATCCTAAGTAGCGGCGCTGGTCAGTGGCAAGCTGATCCAATCATCACTCAGATTGCAGCGATAAGCCTGACACAGACATGCGCCAGAGACGTAGTGAATACCTATGGAGTGTGGAGCGGAAGTGGAAATCCGTTCAGCGCAGAAAGGTTTCTTTCGTATCCTTCTGTGCAGGCGGTTCTGCCATCTGTAGCTATTACCGGACAAAGCTCGCACACCATATCCATTTCTGGTAGTGACCTGCTTGTCTGGGATTATTTCCAACCCGCTTTTCCTATTGAAGTAACAGGTACTTACCAAAAGCCTGGGCTGTATGTAGATTATGACGATATATCGCTTGTTTACTACGATGCATTCGGAAGATTGTTTTATGTTTTCCGAAACGATAGCCAGCAGGCTACTTACCAAGGGCAAACGTCAGGATCAACAATTCCTTTCCATATAAAAATTGAATCTATTAGGTACGTTTACAGCACAAGCGTTACGGACTTACCGCTATGACTTGGTTTTCAAGCATGATTCAGTACAACGTGCAGCATTGCTTGCCTGGAACAGAACTAAAAAAGCTACTGGGACGCATTGGAATTACCAGCACGCCCGACTGCTCGTGCAACAGTGTCGCACGCAAGATGGACGCATGGGGGCCAGACGAGTGCGAGAAGCCAGAACGTATAGCCGAGGTGGTTGCCGTCATGCGAGCGGAGGCCGAGGCTCGAGGTCTTCCGTTCCTCGACGTTGCCGGTCGCTTTCTGATTCGCCGTGCTATCAAGAATGCACGCAAAAACACGATTGACCGCTAAAGCCTACTGAGCCACACTAATGCTATGGGAAAAACCCCCACGCCCAAGGATTTCTACTCCGACGACGACGACGACGATCTCGTCGAGGGCGGCGGCATCCCCGATGACGACGGCATGATCTACCTAAAGGAAAAGCATGGACACGCTGACCGAGGAGATTCTGTTAAGCGCAAAGCCGACCCCAAAGCCGCAAAGTTGGTTCGACGTTCTTTCAAGCGACCACCAAAGCGCAATCCTTGATGTTCGTCGGCAGTGGCGGCAGACCGCCGAGGCCAGCGGCATCTCAGCCGCGCAGATGGCGAAGACAATCGTCGCCAAGCTCGTTGACCGCGGCTACAAGATAAACGGCTACAGAAAGGTTCAACGATGGCTGACGCAGGGCTAACCGGCGACATCATGTCGTCGGCGGCAGCGGCGGCAACGCCAAAGCCCGCCCCCGACGCCGAACAGGTGACGCAGCGGCGTGATGGCGAGGTGCTCGAGGCCCGCTCCACCAGCCGCCGAATCAAGACGGTTGACGATCTGCTCGCCCATATCGAAGCGGACATGACCCGCTATGAGATCGCCTCATCTGAAGCGACTGTGTGGCAAGTGGCGACCGCCGGAAGCGACGGCGAGCCGACGGTCACCGACCTCCACCGGGTCTGGGTGCGTCTCAAGCCAAAGGCTGGGCCGGGAATCAAAGAGGCCGTCGAGGCCATGATCGCGGCAGCCAATCTGCCCCGCATCAAGCACAAGCCCATCAAGCCAAAGGCCCGCGGTGACCTCTGGCAAGTGCTGGTGGTGGCGGACTGTCATTTTGGAAAATATGCCTGGGGCAAATCGACAGGCCACGACGACTACGATCTGTCGATAGCCGAGCGGATGGTCGGCGATGCCGGCCGGTCGCTCATCGAAATCGGCGACACCTACGCCCCCGCCCGCAGGACGATCTTGTTCCTCGGCGACCTCTTCAACTCCGACGGGCCGTCTGGAGCGACGACCGCAGGGACGCCGCAGGACAACGACGGCCGGCTCCAGAAGATGATCCAAGTAGGGTGCGACACGCTCTTGGGGATCGTCGAGCGGTCATCCGACACCGCCCAGACCGACGTGGTCGTTGTGAACGGCAATCACGACGAGACGCTCACTTGGGCATGGTTGAGAATCCTGCAAGAGCGGTTCCGCAACAGCGGCAGGGTCGCCATCTCACAGAACTACACCCGCCGGCAGTATGTGACCTACGGCAATAACTTGATCGGCGCGGCCCACGGCGACAAAGCGAAAAAGCGTCTGCCGCAGCTTATGGCGATGGAGGCCGCCGCCGATTGGTCGCGGTGCTGGTATCGCGAGTTCCACACGGGGCATCTGCACTCTCAAGCCGCCGAGCGTTCGATTGAGACACAGGATTCTGTGGTGCTTAGAACCTCGCCCTCGCTCACGCCCCCCGATGAATGGCACGCAGGCCAAGGGTACGTTTGCGCGAGGCAGTGCATGGAGACGTTCATCTACTTGCCCGAGGGCGGCCTGACCGCAATGCACATCGCGGGGCCGTCCAAATGAGCGGCCGACTGATCGGACTCTGCGGGCCGGCGGGGGCCGGCAAGAATACCGTAGCAGAACTCCTCATCGACTCGGATCGATGCACATTCCACCAGTTGGCCTTTGCCGACCCGATCTATGAGTGCATATCGGTGATCACAGGCATCTCAGTGGCTGGCCTCCAGCAGCGGGACGCGAAGGAAGCCGTGATCCCCTGGCTGGGCCAAAGCCCAAGGCAGATGCTTCAGACGCTTGGCACTGAGTGGGGCAGAGAGACGGTTAACTCGCAGATTTGGATTCGGATCGCCATTGAGCGGGCCATCCCGCACCTCGCCGTGGGCCGCGGAGTCGTCATCACAGACGTTCGCTTCACCAACGAGGCCCAGGCCATCGTCGATGCGGGAGGCGAGGTCTGGAGGGTCATTCGGCCTGGGTGGCGGTGTTTGGACGCGAACGCGGCCGCACACCAGAGCGAGGCCGGGGTCGGCGAGCAGTGGATCGCCCGAACCATCGACAACTCCGGCTCGCTGGATGACCTCAGACGGCAACTCCTCGCTGCTACAATTTAAGTAGGCTACCGGCCTATATATTGTGGTTTTCCGCGGAGTTCACGATGAGCGACCCCCGTCCCTTGTCCCTTATTGAGGCCGGGTTTCGGGTGGCCGAACGATTCGGCGTCCCCGTCCTGCTTCTGGCCGTCATGGTCTGGTTCCTGCGTGACGCCGCTGTGACGCTTCACGGCACGGTTCTGGTGCCGATTGTGAAGAGCCATACAGAGTTCTTGGATTCGACGCGGGCGACTCTGGATGAGATTGGTAAAACCCAGTTCAAGCAAGCGGAGACGCTTGACGCGATTGCCAAGGATCAGCACGAAATCAAGGCCGCCGTCGTCAAGCGGACTGGTTCGGCAGACTCTGCCAGCAACTGACGAGGTGAGACAATCGCAACCTTCAGCCAGCTTCCAGGTGTATTGGACATTCTCGCGGTACACGGCGACGAAGTGAACGTCGCAATTTCGCTCGGCCGGGACGTTACTAGCTACTCCTGGGAGAGCTACGTTTACCAGAGCGACACGACCACGGCTGGCGGCGGTGCTGGCTCGCTCTCGGGCATCGGCACCACGGTAACGCAGCCGACCATCGGCATCTCCAACGCCTCAACTGGGGCGCTGGTGATCGGCCTAAACGAGACGCAGACGAATCTCCTTTCGCCGGGGACGACCTACCGCTGGTATCTGCGGTGGATTTCGCCAACGGCCATCACCCGCACGATCATTAGCGGAAGCGTCACGGCGGTAGCCCCATGAGCGAAATATCCGTCGTCGTCGTCGGATCGACGAGTATTTCAAGCACCGTGGGTAACGGCGACTCGGTCAGCGTCAATGTCGGCGACCAGACCATCGGCGGCGGCAACGGAGCCGCGGCGACCGTACAAGTCGGCACGGTCACGACGCTCGGAACTACGGCGTCCGCATCCGTTGTGAATTCTGGCACGTCCTATGCAGCCAAGCTGGATTTTGGATTGCCGCGCGGGCTGACGGGGGCAACCGGCCCCGCAAACTCGCTGTCCATTGGCAGCGTGACGACTGGAGCCACGGCGGCCGTCACTATCAGCGGCTCGGCACCATCGCAGACTCTCGCTTTTGTCCTTCAGCCGGGTGCTGCCGGTTCAGCCGGCCCCGCAAATTCTCTGTCGGTGGCAAGCGTGACGACGGGGACAACTGCGGCCGTGAGCATAAGCGGAACCGCACCCTCTCAGACTCTGTCTTTCGTGCTTCAGCCAGGGCCGACTGGAAATTCTGGGCCAGCCAATTCTATATCTATCGGCAGCGTCACCACCGGAACAACGGCTGCTGTCAGCATTAGCGGCACAGCACCGTCTCAGTCGCTCTCGTTCGTACTCCCAGCGGGGCCGGCGAACTTGCTATCCATCGGGAGCGTCACCACCGGAACAACGGCAGCGGTGAGCATTAGCGGAACCGCACCCTCTCAGACTCTGTCTTTCGTACTTCAGCCAGGGCCTGCCGGTGCCTCTGGCAGTACGAATATGTCCGACGCCACGCCAGCGGCACTGGGCACGGCGGCGGCTGGCACCTCAAGCCTCGCCAGCAGAAGTGACCACGTTCATTCGCTGCCGACGATTTCGTATACGGCCTTGAGTAACGTGCCAACGTCTTTCTCGCCGGCCACCCACACGCAGACCGCAAGCACCATAAGTGACTTCGCGGTTGAGGTGGCAAAGATCGGGAACGTGCTGTCGGTCAACGGGCTTACGGGCGCTGTGACGATCACGGCCGGCGGCGGCACTTCTGGGGCATCGCTATCAAGCGCTACCCCGCAGCCACTCGGAACGGCTGCGCCTGGAACGTCAAGCCTTGCCTCTCGAGACGATCACGTTCATTTGCTGCCTACGATTTCCTATACGGCACTGAGCAATGTGCCGACGAGTTTCTCGCCGGCCACCCATACCCAAACCGCAAGCACCATCAGCGACTTCGCCACCCAGTCCGCCCTATACGGCCCGGTCACCTCAGTGGCGACGAGGACGGGCGCTATCACGCTGGTTAAGGGCGACGTGGGGTTGGGCAGCGTCGATAACGTCGCCGACGCAAGTAAGCCCGTCTCGACCGCCCAGGCGGCCGCTGACGCTGCCGTGCAGGCATACTCTATTCAGAGAACAAACCACACTGGATCGCAGCTTGCGGCGACAATCAGCGACTTCGCCACCCAGTCCGCTCTCTATGGCCCGGTCACCTCAGTGGCGACGAGGACTGGGGATATTACGCTCGTCAAGGGCGACGTGGGGCTGGGCAACGTCGATAATGTCGCAGACGCAAGCAAGCCTGTCTCGACGGCCCAAGCCGCCGCAGACGCTGCCGTGCAGGCGTATTCGATCCAACGAACAAACCACACTGGATCGCAGCTTGCGGCGACAATTAGCGACTTCGCTGCTCAATCGGCCCTCTACGGCCCAGTCACGTCGGTGGCTTCGCGTACAGGCGCTGTGTCACTGACCAAGTCAGACGTGGGCTTGAGCGCGGTCGATAACGTAGCCGACGCCAGCAAGCCCGTTTCGACGGCTCAAGCGGCTGCGGACGCCGCGGTGCAGGCATACTCCATTCAGAGAACAAACCACACTGGATCGCAGCTTGCATCGACTATCAGCGACTTCGCTACCCAATCCGCCCTCTACGGCCCGGTCACGTCGGTGGCGTCGAAGACCGGGGCCGTCTCGCTTGTTAAGGGCGACGTGGGGTTGGGCAGCGTCGATAACGTGGCCGACGCCAGTAAACCCGTTTCGACGGCTCAAGCGGCTGCGGACGCTGCCGTGCAGGCATTTGCGATCCAGCGTGCGAATCACACTGGCACCCAAGCCTCGAGCACAGTTTCCGGCCTCGCCACAATCGCCACATCGGGGTCGGCAAGTGATTTGAGTACGGGCACGGTTCCTGCCGGCCGAATCCCCGCAGCCACAAACTCAAGTATCGGCGGCGTGATCGTCGGCACTGGTTTGGCTGTCAGTAGTGGCACCATCAGTGCGAACGTAGTCAGCGTTCAAGGCAGGACGGGCACGGTGACAATCACGACGACTGAGTTGTCGGCCGTGACCAGCATCGTGTCCGGCATTACCGGCGCGAACGCGGTGACGAATGTCGTCTACCTCACCGCCGCGGCGTATGCGGCGCTTGGCACAAAGTCGTCCACGACGCTGTATGTCGTTTCGGGGTGAAAAGTGGCAATTTATCTGGGCACCGCAACACCGTCAGCGTACTACCTTGGCAGCAGTGCCGTGAGCGCAGTGTACATCGGCTCGTCGCAAGCATGGCCTGTCGTCTCAAGCGCGACTTTCTCTTCGTTCAACACAGCATGGAATGCGATTGGCTTTACGGGCAGCGGGACGAGTGCTTCGCCCTATGCAAAAACCAATTTCCAAAGTTACTCCGCGGCAGACGGTGCGCAAGCGACCGTCGTCTCTGCTGGGACTGTAAGGATAACGGCGTCGGGCGTTGACTGCGACAATGCGTTCGTAATCTATAAAAACGGTGTAGCGGCTGATACTTACGCAGACAATTCTAGTGGAGCAGGTTTTTTGAACGGGAACGTCAACTCGACCATCACCGTCGCCGCTGGCAACGTAATAAAGCTCGGCGGAAGTTCAGACAATTTGACGTGGGGTGGCACACTATCTATCTGGTGGCAAGCATGAGCACATACAGCGTCCTCCCCGGCACGATGAATCTTGCGTTCAAGCGGGCTGGGGACTTCAGCGTACTTATCGACTTCGACTTCGCCCTGACCTCATACACTGTCACGGCAAGCTTGACGAGCCTCGTCTCGAACACCGTGGTGCAGGCGTTCACGGCCTCGGTCGCCGACGCCGCCGCAGGGCAAGTCTCTGTGAGCCTCACCGACACGCAGACGGCCGCTCTCGCCTCGGGCACCTACGGATGGCAGCTTGATTGGGTGGCCCCGGGCAGCGTCCAGAGGACGGCGCTCACGGGCACCGTCGAGGTCGTCGCATGAGCGATATCGCCGCAAACGTCGTCTCGCAGCCCATATCGGCGACGGTCAGCGGGGCTGGCGGGATCTCCGCGAGCGTCGGCTCGTCGGCTATCGGCGTGTCGGTGGGGGGCGGCATCGGGCCGCAAGGGCCGTCTGGTGACGCTGGAGGTGGCGGCGGTGCAACTCTGTCTGATGCCACGCCGCTTGCCCCAGGCGCGGCGGCTGCCGGTACGGCGGCAACGGCCTCACGATCTGATCACCGGCACGCGGCCCCCGCCATCGGCGACATCTCTGGCTTGCAGGCAGCCATCGACGGCAAGCAGGCGGCCGGGAGCTACGCCGCTGCCTCGCACGCCTCTAGTCACGCAAGCGGTGGCTCTGATGCGCTGTCGCTCGCTGCTTCGCAGATCACTGGACTACCGACTGCTGGCACGGCCTCAACGAACTACTGTGCTGGAAATGACTCTCGTCTATCTGACTCGCGCACGCCGACTGGAACTGCCGGCGGCGACCTCACGGGGACTTACCCCAACCCGACGATTGCGGCAGGGGCCGTGACTGAGAGCGACCTAGCAAACGAAGTCCGCAATCTGATCATTCATCCATTTCTCTTGATGGGAGGTTGATATGTCACAGGCACACAAAGTCCTCGGGCAGAGCAGTCCATCGGCCACGACGCTGACAACGCTCTATACGGTGCCGTCGTCAACGCAGGCCGTCTGCTCGTCGCTGACGATCTGCAATACGGCATCCTCGGCAACAACCTACCGCGTGGCGATTCGTCCATCTGGCGCAACCGTGGCGATTCAGCACTACCTCGCGTATGACGCGGCACTGCCTGCCAACGATACGGTAACGCTCACGCTTGGAATTGCTCTAGCGGCTACTGACGTTGTTAGCGTCTACGCAGGCGCGACGGGCGTTGCATTCTCAGCTTTCGGCGTAGAGGTAACGTGAGTAATCGCATTGCGTCAACGTCGCTGGCGAGTAACGCGAGGCTACGCGCGAGCGTGTCCCGTGTCGTTAGCGTTCTTGTAGTTGCCGGCGGTGGCGGATCAATGGGCGCAAACGCCACCAACTGCACGGGCGGCGGCGGCGCTGGCGGCTTCGCAGAAGAAACCGCCTTGGTTGTAGTGTTGGGCACTGCATACTCCGTGAGTGTTGGCGGCGGCGGCAGCGGCGCCGCAGGAAATACAACGACACGCGCTGGTAACGGAAACACTTCGCGTTTTGGGGCAATCATGACTGCCGGCGGTGGCGGTGGTGGCGGCGCCGGAACGAATAACGGCGGCGTGATTGGTGGGTCTGGCGGCGGCGGTTCAAACGGCAACACAGGTGCTGGCACAACGGCAATCAGCCTGCAAGGCAACTCAGGCGGCGTCGGCGCGACGAACAACAGCGGGGGTGGTGGCGGTGCAAGTGCTGTCGGTTCCGCTGCTGTAGCGTCAACCTCTGGCGGCAACGGAGGTGCCGGAAAAACTTCAACCATAACTGGATCGGCCTACGCTGGTGGCGGCGGCGGCGGTTCGCTTGGTGCCACTTCTGGAAGCGGTGGAACTGGCGGTGGCGGTGCTGGTCGATCTACTGCGGCCGTTGGAGCGAACGGCACTGCGAACACAGGAGGCGGCGGCGGTGGTGGCGGTGGTGGTGCGTCCACTGCTGGCTACAACGGCGGAAGCGGCGTTGTCGTGTTGAGATTCAACGCGGCACTAGGCCCCCCCCTGCTTGGCGCTGGCCTGACTTATTCGTCAACAACCATTGGATCTGATCGCATCATCACTATCACAGCAGGCACCGACACGGTGACATTCTCCTGATGGCACACTACGCATTCCTTGACGACCAGAACGTGGTGACAGAGGTCATCGTTGGCAACGACGAGACTACTGGTGATGGTGATTGGGAGACGCACTACGCTGCCATCAGAGGCCAGCGTTGCCTACGGACGAGCTACCGCACATACGCCAACCAGCACCCAGCAGGAACGCCATATAGAGGAAACTACGCCGGGATCGGGATGGTCTATATCGCAGAACGCGATATCTTTGTCTCGCCATGTCCCGGTGAAGGTTGGGTTCTTGACGATGCAACGGCGGCCTGGGTGGAGCCTGCCTAGCTCACCTTCGGCAGCACGCTGGGGGCCGGCACACCCGCACTGACGATGCGTGGGTCTAGGTATTTGCGAGTGACCGACGGCGAACTGTGATCCATCAAGCGCTGGGCCGACCCGCCAGCCGCTTCGTAATAGGACGCCGTCGTTTTTCTGATCTTGTGAAATTTGCAGCGACGGTCGGCTGGCAACCCAGCCCGTTCCAGAATCTTGCGAAGAAAACGCCAGACGCATGTGCGGTGGCGATCCCACGGCAAGGCGAAGTCGGCCGGGGTGCGGCGAACCGCTGCCAAGGCATCGGCACACTCTTGGCTGATCTCTCGAAAGATATCCCTTGTTTTCCCCTTCCGCTGTTCGGCGCGGAAGATGACGTTCAGACCGCGAACGTCGCAGCAACGAAGCTCAAGCATCGAGGAGATGCGCTCGCCCGTGTCATAGGAGAGTAGTAGCAAAGCCCTCCACATGGCCGACGCGGGGAACTTGCCGATTAGCCCTGGCTCGGCGGCAGCAGAAACCATGATCCGCTGCATCTCGTCGGTCAGCCACGCCTCTGGCACCCGCTCGGGCACGTTGACTCGGTGAGCCAGCGGCCATGTGTCGCACATCTTCCGTTTTGCGGCGAAGCCCCAGAGGGCAAGAATCTGTGCGCGATCTTTTGCTGCGGTGGCCGGTGCCCATTTGCGGACTCGCCACGAAAGAAATCTTGCAACTGCAAGCTCTTCTAAATCTCCAGTCTCGGGGGGTCTTCCAAGGAATTCCCCCCAAGACCGGAGCGTGTACCCATAGAGGGTGATCGTCCTGTCGCTGACGCCTGTCAGCGGGGCGTAGAAATCACGCAGAACATTGTGCAAAAGCATGGTGAGTGGCTCCTTCGTAAGAAGTAGCACTTCCGTGCGCTGAGGCTAAAGGGGATCGACCCCCCACCAGCATAGAAATTGGGGGGGGTCGCAGTCCGCTTGTAGGGGGTGAAGCTGTTGCGCGTCACGGTGAGTTCTCCTGAATGATTTTTTTCGTCAAGACGACGGATTCTGTCAGCTTGAGGTGCGGCCATTCCGCACCATGAGTCAGTCGCCATTGCTTTCGAGCTTTGGCGACGGCCTTGGCCGCAGACTCTGCCGAGACGGTAATCTCGTCAGCGTCCGCTTCGTATTCGTCACGACCTTCCCAGTGGCAAATAACCGTGAAGCTACGCATACTCACCTCCATGTGATGCTGATCGAAAAGCCGTTCCTTTGACGGCGACCCCCATATTCAAATCCCCTATCCTCCACTTGTCAAGAGCGGAGGGAGCCGTGGCGTCTTGCGGGAAAAACCGCCAAGGCGTTGTTTTTTTAATCTCGGACGAATAGGCTACTTAGGGAGATTTAAATGGCTAAGAAAAACATCGATCTGGCAATTGGCAGTTGGGAAGCGTC